GGATACCCTTCTCATAATCATCCCTAATCCTCCGAGCTTTTCTTCGGCCTGCTTTATCCAAGCCAGAGGCAGCGATCATTACTCCACCAGCTCCTGCTGGTAGACTACCCCCTCTCTTTCCAGGTCGGCCTCGATGGCCAAAGTGTCCTGAGCCTGGTCCGCCCTTTGTAGGAGCAATACTGATGAATTCCGAGTCAACATAAATTTCCCCTTCACCAGAAAGACTATAACCTAAAGTTTGAGCTGGAGTAATCTCTAAAGCTTGTACACCACCAAATCTCTCTGCAGTACGGGGGTTCCAAGTCCAACCGCTAAAAACTTCTTCATGAGGATCTCCTCCTCTAAAGATTAGTTGGGGAGTTTCTAACCATGCATCAAATGCAGGGAAATGTTCAACATCAGGACTCCCATATTGGCCACTATACCACTCATAGAGAGTTACCGTCCTTAAGTCTTGGTTCTTTTCTAAGAAGCCTCGGATCGTATATTTAGCATCAGGATCTTCTTCAAAAACCCATTTCCTATTGATCCTTTCAAAATGGTCTAGCTTACTATCCAGTCCAAGTTCTTCAGCCATAGCCCAAGTATCCCCGGGGCCTGCCGCTGTCAGAGCTTCAATAGTAGCAGGGTCTCCTGGAGTTGAAGGAGCCCAATCATCCACCGTATGAATTTGACCCGTCCAATCATCCCCGAGAGAGGCTATCAAGGCTGATCCAGCAGTTCCAGGTAAACTACCCCCACGTTTACCAGGGCGACCACGGTGTCCGAAATGTCCTGAACCAGGTCCTCCTTTTACTGCTGGGATGTCGACTTCCATGGTGAGCCAACACCGACAACCGTGATGTGCCTTGGGTCTGTCGAGACCTCCCCTGAAATGGCCACTGAGCAGAACGCGCTCTCCGTTGAGTGGTCGGCAGACCGGACATACCCAGTCGTCGGCGTTGGTGTTCCAAACCTTGTAAAAGGTTAGTCCGCCATTGTGGAGTTCAAGCTGTCTCCAGCCAATCAAACTCCCCTCAGCATAAATATCAGTTACCATGCTGATGGCAGCTTGCATGGCTCGAGAGCGATTGCCGTAGATTTGATAAAGGTCGTCAGTCAAGTCCCCGATAGTCTGGCCTGGAGTTTGGATCCATTCGGCCAAACGAGTGTTGAAACTCCTCATTGTAGTCCGATTGAGCCAACTAGAATGCAACAGTGCTTGGCTCTGAACATAATTGAGGGCATTCTGGTGAGCTAAAGCGAAATCCAACCCTAAACCTATCTTATGAGAAAGGACTTCACTCTCATGGATACCCCCAAAGGCTGTCTCTGCTAGCCTTGGAAGCAAAATTGCCAAGAGTATCCTTTGTTCATTCGCCCAGAAAGCATCCCAAGGACTGAGCTTTGCAGGAGCAAATTCCTTTAGGACCCCTTCCATCCGGACCTTTTGCTGTTGCCAGTATGTCAATAATGCTTTTGAGATGGCTCGGTCCTGTTCCTGCTTATAGCGAAGATAGGGCTGTCGAGCATCCCCTCGTGGTTTGACTGCCATTGTCTACCAATCCCGCCAATCCCCTTTTGGAATGGTCGTGACCTCAGAGTAGGTGGATAAGTTCCACATCTTGATCGTAGGACGGGACATTATCATTCCATGTCTCAAAGCCCCATAGCCTCGATCCCAGACATCCATGTCTGGTTGGCCCTTCCATTCATCTCCAGAATAAAAGTGCTGACCGCGTCTTGGGGTGTTATCCAGTCCGACAAATAACATTGTGTTGAAGCCCATGTAGTAAGCCAACTGCATTAGAACATGGGTAACGGTTGTGTAAGTAATCCCTTTGTCGTGCAATAATTCCCTAGGCCATAGTTCCCCGGCAAGTGCATGGGGCCAAAGTGGGCCGGGTCTATGGCGGAACCGATAGATGTTTGGCCCCGTCCATTGGTCCAAGTTGGGAGAAGGAAGAAATTTTGGGATGTGGAACAACTTGGCCATGATTTCACCACGGAATTCCCTCATCACCCTACTGTCTACTGTCGAATAATAAGTAGGTGTGAAGCCCTTCCGTCGGTTGATGAGATTTGAACCAAAGGTAGTATACTGATTGAGGAAATGGTTTGGGATATCATTGAGCGATGGACCATTTCCTATGATCAAGCAAGTCTCTCCTTCGTGTAAGTTATGGAAGTTCTCGGTCAATAAGATATCGGGGTGCAACATTGTCAATCCTTTAGCTAACAGGTTCTAGATCATCCTCGAAGAAATCTGACTCCCAGTGATTAGTGCACCAATCCATGAGTGAAGTTGGATCAGGCGGAAGTACTTCGGTGATATTAGCCCCATCATACTCAAATGCAATTGCTTCCATCTCATCCGAAACCTGCCAAAGACGGTCATAAGCAGCTTCAGCGGTGGGAGTAATTCCTTCAGAGCGAAAGTAAGCATCAATCCCCGGCTGGCCTCCAGAAGCATCGATGGCATCACCAAGTGAAATGTCTAGGGTTTCTCCATGTCTCATGCCCTCGAGGTGCTCAGCAAGGTAATCATCAGCTAGATCACCTGCTTCTCCAATAAAATAGCCTGCTTCTTCTTCCTGCCGTTCGAGTGTCAACCGAGCTTCTTCATCCAGTTCATTCCAATCCGGCTCACCAAAACGAGGTGGGCCTTCTCCGATCACAGCCCCGCCGCCTCTAGGAGCGGAACCTCCACGCTTGCCCGGACGACCAGCATGCCCAAAGTGTCCAGAACCCGGACCTCCCTTCATTGCATCCAGTTCCCATTCAAGGGAAGGGACATGTTTTGCCTTACTCATCTCCAAAATCCTCCCGGAATAGGACTAAGGCGTTTTCAAACACCTCGTCCAAATCCTCCAGAGTTTGTATAGCCTCTACTTGCTCCTCCAAAAGCTCAAAGCCTTTGACGGGGAGAACATCGGGAATGAAGGGCCGGATATTCTCAGGCTTTTCTCCTCCCTCGAGGCGTCGACGGATATACTTCTCATATTGCTTTAGTTCTTTGATCCAGCTCATCACCTTGATGGCCTTCGCTTTGCTGTCTTCCAACTCTTCATTAGTAAGCGGGAGACCATTGAGAAAAACCTGTATCATCTTTGCAGACTCAGGCTTTTCGGCTTTACCCTTCCTGATCTTCTTAGGTTTGTTGGCTGGATTGTCATCTACTGCAGAAGACCGATCACGTGGTTGCCTACCGCTACCTTCTGCGGGGGCCTCCCGTGCTCCCCCGTTATCTCCGTCCTGTGACAGAAGTAACTCGCTAATAGTGCTTCTCTCCACTGTTGCATAAGGAAGCTTTCCAATGTCGAGTCCTGTTGGGTCCTCGAGGGGAGGAAGTCCAGCAAGAGCGCGAGCTTCGTCGAATGTTCTGATTGCACGCTTCACCTCTTCTTCTTTGATCTGTAACTGTCGATCAATAGGCCGGATATCATCAAAGCGACCAATAAGCTTCTCATCCCAGAAGGGGAGAAGGTCTTGGGTCAACTTCTCAGAAAGGCGTGTGCACACCGGCCAGAGAGTATATTCCTTGAAATAGTTCAACCCTGTAACGGAATTGGCTTCGGTTGAAGAAGGATCGGTTGCTCCTAAGGGTAGGTCATAGATGTCAAAGATTTCCTGCTTGTTGAATTTGCGTGAAGCAAGGAACTCCATCTCCTTTTGAGAAAAGCCAACATTCTTCCAGTCAACATCATTTGCTCTGACGATGGCTGTTTTCCTCTGGCGGCCTCCATAGGACTCCTTCCACTCTTCCTTGAACCTTTCAAAGTCCGTTTTGTTCACGGTACCTTTGACAATAACCATGCCTGCTGGGATAGCCTTATCCTCGGAGAAGTAGTTCCTATTCCACTTCGCTTGGGCATAGTCGCTCTCAGCAGCAACAGCAGCTGCTTCAATAGGAGAGAGCCCATAATAGTCGGAACGGGGATGGAACAGCTTGAAGTGCACCACCTCCACAATATCCAGGGGGATATGATGTTCGCCGACATTATAAACATATCCATCGACCAGCCTCTTTCGCCCAGGTACAATGGACATGCGGTCGGACCGAAGAACTTGAATGCGTGTAGGTGCTCCGGGACCCCCGGAAGATAAGAACCAATAGGCGTTGCCGGTGAGCATAAGGTAACCCACCGTCGCCTCGAATAACTCAAGCCTCGTAACTTCCTCATTGGGCTTGTTCAGTAGAGAGATCAAGGGATGGTTCTCTACCTCGTCGAATATACCGCCGCCTTTGTCGGTGTAGACCTTGAAGGGTACCTGAGCTACTCCCTTGGCAATCCTACTGACGGCAATGTGGATCCAGGTGACCTGCTCATAGGCCTTCTGCTGATTGTCCATGACCCCCCAATCAGGATGGTACATGTCATACTTCTCCGACATTGCCCGGAGTATCCTGCCTTGGGATCGCTCGTTCATGCGCTTGATCATCGCAAAGGCAAAGCGGTCCAATGCTCTATCTAAGATGCTCATATCATTCCTCTCATACGAATGAGGCCAGAAGAGCTCCTTCCTGACAAGCTCTCCAAGCCAGTGCTAAAGCAATAACACAGTCGTCGTGCATTCCCTCGGGTGCTCCGTACCTCCATAGGCCGGAGGGAGTTCGGTGCATTGAGAATGCTTCGAGCTCGCCGAGGAGGATGGGGTCATTGGGGATGCCTAGTTCTACTCTCTCAAAAGCTAGCGCTAGGTCGCGAATGAGCTCATCCTTGGTTTTGTTCTGCATCGAGAAGCCTTGCAGGGGGAAGCCTTCCTCCTGTAGAGCTTCTAGGTTGGGTAATCCGATGGAGTTCTCCTCTACTTGGCCATGGTGGCAGCCAAAGCGGGTGAGTGTTTCCATGATGCGGTCGCGTTGGAAGGTGAAGCTTAGTTCTTTGAAGCGTTCGAGGTGTACCACGTTTTGGGTTTCAACCTCGATGATTACGAGAACTGTAAAGTCGTCCTTTTGTCCCCAGTCTATCCCGATTACATACGAAAATCCTCGTCGGGGGTAGGGGGCCCTCCCAAGGGAGGTGACAAGATCGGAGCCACGAGCTACGCCCTCGGGGATACGCCTAAAGACTATGCCTGCATCTGTAATGAACTCAGCTAAGAACTCCTGCCTGAATATTCTATCAGGTAGTGTATTCCTTGCTGCTTCTATCTCTGCTGGATCTATATATGGATTAGTACTAGTAGGATAGGACCAGCTCTGCCATTCGACATAGTGAGGATCTAAGCCTAGCTGATATAATCTATAAAAGGAATTATGACCTGCTGGTGTAGATATGAATATAGCTTTTCCTTTTCTATCAGCTAATGCTGGTCGTATAGCTTCTTGCCATACGGCCTCCTTCATATAGGCATATTCATCCAGGGCAGCAAAGTCTAAACCAGATCCGCGCAATGCATTAGGATCTTCTCCAGTCTTTACCCAGATTTCTCCACCACCGGGGAACTCTATCATCTTATCGCTTCGTCTGATACGAGCTCCTGGTATTTGAGAGGATAACGCCTCTATAAGTGTCCAGCCAGGATGTGCAGTCTTATAAGAAGGAGCAATCCACCAAGCTAATCCTTTCTTAGCAGCTGCTACTTCTATACTTTCACTGACTACATAGCGAGTTTTTCCCCATCTTCTTCCGCAGGCGAGAACTTTGAAGCGTGCATTAGAGCTTTTGACTTCCCATTGTCCGGGGTGTAATCCTGGCATCTGCACCGTCGCGATTGGGGGAGGGTCGACTCCGTGTGTGAGCGTGTGGCTGGGCCCAACGCCCCTCACGGCGAGATTTTGCTTAGAAGGGTACTTCGTTCTCAGGCCCGTTTTCTTCCTCTTTCTCCCTGGCATGGGGTGCCTCCAATTGCTCACTTTCAGGTGTTACATCAATGATTTCCCTTGCTTGCTCAGGCCAAACCAGCCTGATAACATGATCATGTTCGATCCTTTGTGGAGCAGGTCTGGGAGCCCATCTCTGAGGAAATCGCCTCTCAAGGATCCATTTGGCTCCTCGCTCTCCGCCTCGAAGCACAATATTGAGCAGAGCGATTTCTGCTCCTGCTTCAGCAATGCGGATCATTTCCTCGAAGTAGACCAGCATCCACTCTTCTTCAGTCACATCTCTGGGATGCTCATCAAGCTCATCTATGAGGGCTCTACCCCTCTCACGCCATCGATACAGCTGTCGCTCAACAACTCCTGCTGCTCTCGCTGCTACCTCAACGGTTGCACCGGTTGCTATATTCAGGACGATGCGACGGACTTTCTCTGTATCCAAGGTGAGGGGCTTCCCTATTTTAGCTCCTACTTCCTCAGGGTCTAGAACCACCAAACGACTGAAGAGCATTTCTGCTCCGATTTGGATTAGCAT